GGGGACTACCAGCAAATTTACCAGCCTGTTGCACTAAAGCTTGTTGCTGTTGTGCTTGCATCTGTGCTTGCATCTCTTGGTCTATCTGTTGCTGACTCTTAATAAGATTCAACACGTCTATACCTTGAGCTGCTGCTAGTCTGCGTATAGCTTCTAGCGGTTCTACAAACTTCATCAAAGCTTCTGGTCCTAATGTCTGTGCAATAGTACCAATAAACTGTGTTAATGATTCTCTATCCTGTCCTCTACCTAATGCATTTATACCAGCTACGATTGTAGGTCTGACTATATCTTTAGGTAACTTAGGTATCTCATTGCTACGTTGTAGAACTAAGAGTGTACGATTTAGATAAGGTATTAGAAACTCAATAGTTAACAAACTAAATATACCACCTAGCTGTTGTTCAAGTTCTAATTGAGTGAGTCGTACCTCCTCTGCTGTTACTCGTTCAGCTTGTCTTATATTCATCACTAAGAATGCTTCGAGTAATCTCTTCTCTATCTGATTAGCCATGTTTGCAGCAGTAGAGAAATCGGCTGTTTTACCCACTTGTACTACCTGTACGTCTTCTGCACGTCCAGATACAATGGCACCATTGCCAGCCTTAGCAATAGTCTGTGGCTTAGTTGTGGATGATGGGCTGACTAGAAATATTACTTTCGACGCTGCTGCTGCTCCTTCAACAAGTGCTTGAGATAATCCCTCAACTGTTTTAAGGTCTCCGAGGAACTCCTCGACTCTGCCTCTGCCATAATCTTCTCCGTCAACTGTATTGAATCTGAGCACTAACCACGGACTTGCATTTTTAGGTGCGGTACTACGACTACCGGGAATAATTTTATCAAATGCTTCCTGATACCATACCCACCTACCATCAATTAATTTAACACAAGTGTATACTTCTATGTCATCCTTGTCCGTAGCTTTTGTCTCATCTACTACCCCTTTTTTTGGTGATGAATCCGGGATATCTATATCCATCACTTTTCTATTGATTAGTTCTTTAGTAACTATCTCTAAAACGTTGCCGTTCCCATCACGAGAAACAACGTATCTTGAAAGAGGATAATTTTTCAGACCATCTTTACCCATAAATATAAGGGCGTTACCACCAACGATCAAATGCTTGAGTGCTTGATGAATAGTTACTCTGTCATTTGAGGCTGCGATATATTCCATTATCATTCTCTCCATTTTGGAGAAGGATAGGTCTAACTCTCCTTTTACCTCTGGCGTAAACTCTTCGCCCAGTTTATCTTCTCGTAGCTGTAGCTTGAAGAAGCTAGTTTGGGGAGGAAGTATAGCAAGCATAAGTTTTGCTGCAAGAGTTACAACACACTTACTACCTATGCTTTGCCATGGTACTTTCAAAGATTCGTGGTTTGGTCTAGACGATAGATCGTCTTGAATTAGATAAGGCAACGTAAGTTCTGAACACTCAACTGCTTTGTCTAGAAATTCTCTACGACCTGTAGCTAACTGTTCATATCTCTCACGTGCTGTCATCATTGATTGATTCCTCCGGCTGGACCAGATTGTCCAGTGTTAACTTTTGACCCAAGAGGTACTCTAAGTTGTGAAGTGCCTGAAGCAAACTCACCTTTAGCTTTCTTGGATTTAGCTCTCCTTACCTGTGGGTTCACTGCTTTCTCCGTTGGTTCAGGAGTTGGCAATGGTGCAGGAGGTGCTGGGGGAACTGGTGGTGGTGGTGGTAATGGTGCGGGTGGTGGTGGTGCGGGGTTACCGCCTCCGAATATACACATTAAATTTCGTCCTCTTGTATGGATTTTATGTAATCAATCACACTCGCTTGTCCAGCTCTGTACATGATTGATTGTATATCTTCTTTTGGGTGAATAGGTTTCCACCCAAAGTTTTGCTCTAGCTTATCGACTAACTCATTGAGTCTTTCGTTATGTAGCTTAAGAGTATTGAGGGAGATTGACATTACTATGTTCAAAGAATGCAGGCATCCTAGCTGCCTTGGTTTGTTGGAACTCTGGCGCTTTGCCTTCGTACATTAATCTGTCACTAGCATCGAGCCAAAATTTTTTGTTCAAATATCTATCGGCACTTTTACCGAGTGGTTCCATGACCCAGTTTATAGTAGCTTTACGTAGCATGTCAAGAGATTTACTAGGTTTTAATCCTAGCTCTGTACATACTAAACTGTTTGTAGCCACGTGTACTTGCTCATCTCTGGAGATGTCTGCTGATACTGTACGTAGCCCTGCGTCTCCACAGAATCTAAAGAACGGTAGTAATACAAAAAAGATTGCTCTTTCTGCTACTAACGCCTTACAAATTGTGTGGTCTGGATGTTGTTCCCATGCTGCACGTAAGCGCAGTGCTTCAGCTTCGGCTTTTTCATCGACGCCTAGTGCGTTGGTGATGTATCCAAGAGCGAGGTCATGTTTAATCTCGTCTTTTACGTTCGACTCTAGAAGTGCTCTAGCAGTGTCGGGAACTTCTTTATCAAGTGCTTCTGTAATGAACTCGCCAACTGGTAACTCCATATGGCGTATTGCAAGAGCACGGTAGATGGTTTCTTCTGCACCTTCTTTTAGTTTTCCTTTAGATGTTTGTACGGGTGTCCAAGATCTTTTCCGGGACAGTAGTTTTATATAGGGATTCATTGTTGACAATCACAAGCTATTTCGTCTGGTTTATTACTCATAATGTCTGCTAAGTAAGCGTCAACCTCAGCATCTTCCAGTGCTGCGTAAGCATCTGTCTTATCCTGTGTGTCTCCCATTACTTGCAGGGCATAATATAAAGAAGTCTGTGGTGAGTTAAGCCACTCTTCTATAAATGCCTCATCGTAAGTCACCATGTCACTCCAACTGTTGAAGCTATAGCCATGAAGCAATCCTGTTCTGTCAAGCATAATCATTATCTGATCTGCTACTAATTTATAACTCTCCCATCCTACTTCGGATGCGATCTCGACGTTGCCATATTCTACTGTTTCGACACCAAACTCTCCTGAGTCCCTATCAACAGTACGTGCAATAGGTGGTGCTATCTCAGGTGTAGCAGTAAATCCATGTATGTCTCTACTTCTATAAGAACAACTAGCAGTTGGGGCTATAGCAAATGCCCGTTCCATCTTGTTCTCTCTTGCTATGTTAGCAGCTTCTTGTATGCCGAGGAAGAGCTCGCGTGCTGCTAATCCTGCGTAACCTTCGTAAGGCTCGGCATTATTTGTTGCCTCAAGCGCCTTACCAAACTCGGCATAGCTAATATTGTTGTTAGCTAAGAAGTTGGCTAAGCCAAGCATTCCTAGTCCAACCTGTCTGTCAAATTCTGGTTCTAAATATTCTCCAGATTCTCCAACACCTGTCTTACCATGGAGAGTGCACAGCTCTTGCATGCCTTCACGGAAACTTGGTCGTAAGTCGCCGATAAGACAGGCTGAGAGATTGATATGTTGTAAGAGGCAAGTTCCGCGTGAGGGCAAATAAACCTCAAGGCAGACGTTGCTCCTGATTCGTTTTCCATTTCTGTCATGTTTTATTTTGTTGAGCCAAATGTCCCCTCTTGCAATTCCTTTAAGTATTGCTTCCTTTGTTTCAGGCTCCGCAGAATGCCACTGTCCTCTGGTGAGGTCAACGCATCTTTTGACCCACGGAAGTTCTGACCGATCAACGTTGACATAATCAAGAATATCGGGATGTGTAATATCAAGATGGAGAACGCAAGCGCCATTCCGGTACGTCCCCCCGCGCCTAAGAATTTCATTTAATGTTGAGTAGATTTTTGCGAATGAGACTGGTCCACTTGCAACAAGTGTATCAGGTCCCTTATTTGTTTTTGTTCCTTTTGGTCTAAGGTCCGACAAGTGGACTGCGACTCCTGCTCCAAAGCGTAGAGCATGGCTAACAAAACGCCAGCTTGCTTCGATGCCATTTGGTCCCTCCATACTATCGTCGACGTTGAATATCGTACATGATACTGGCAGACGATTGGTGGGATTATCTATCCATGCTTGGACTCGACCTGTCCTAGCTATTCGATTGGGTGTTTTTCCTGCCATTTCTGTAGTAATTTGTGTAAACAATTTTGTAGTACAAAGTTTTGATGCTGTAAAGCCATAAATACTGTAATTATATCTTCTTTTCTTGCTTCTGGTTTATTTATTTGTATCTCTATCTGTCTCAAATCCAGTTCCTGTTGCATCGTCAATTCGATAGTCGGCTCCGGGAGTCCAGAGGATTGGTTCTTTTTTCTCTGAGTCATAATCATCAACAGTTAATATACGTGCAAGTCTTGCATCCC